CGCCTTGACCTATATTCCTGATAGAATATGCCGTCGCTAAATCCTCAAAGATTTGCCGTTCTTTGTCCTGCATCCGAATGACGAACTCGACTGTCTCTTTCGGTTTGTTCTTCGACATCCGGATCACTCCGGGGGTTGAGGCCAATTATCAACGGCGTCGTTTCCGTTCTCTCCCCCGAAATCCTGCGGTAGATCGCGCAACGCGGCGCGATAATCACGCCATGCGGTTGACAGTGTCACATCTTTCAGCGCCCGCCAATCGCAGCGTTCGAGGTCTTGACCCCTCAAGAGCCGGACCTCGTCCCATTCCACATCTCTGAACGTCTCTTCAATGAGAGTCTCGCCGTCATAGTGTCTAGTGTTCCTGTGCATGTTCACCACTCCAGAAGAAGCGCAGGTGTCTCCGAATTGATAGTTTCAAGATTTCCAGCCGTCACCGTGGCAGGAAGAGTATTGTCCGAAGAGGTAAGTACCAGATGGCTCTTCTGAGCTTCAGTGCTATTTGTAGGGCCAGCGCCTACTGAATACACGTTTCTTGCGGTACGGTGGGTCGAGGCTACAGTATTCGACCGACACCAAGAAATCATGTAGAGCGTATTCTTGGTCAATGTAGGCGTTCCGGTGAATGACGTTTGACGAATGTCTCCAGTACTCTCAAGGTCAATTTCACATGAAGCGATTGAGGTGCTCGGCAATCCTGTGTCCGCGTCCACATTGTAAAGCCCGACCTTGAAGACGGATGCTGAGGATGCTGCCGAAGTCACGCCGATGGTGATCGCAGCTACAGTTCCGCTGGCCGGTGAATAGAACGGGGCAAAGCGCGGTTCGTCGTCTGATCCAGCAGTATCACGATGGACAAGCCCGAACGGTGCCGCGACTGACACGTCATAGGTATCGTACCCGTCAGCAGTCAGCACACCTAGTTGATTGACGCCGCCCCCTCCAGCTTCGAGAAGACCCGTCCATTCGCCGGCGTAACAGAGCCTCGCCAGATTCACGATGATGAGGTCAAGCATTTCTTGTTCGTTCATGTCCTCGACGCTGATCGGGTTCCCTACGCTTTGCAGTTGCGAGAACGTTACAGAGTCTAAATCTAGGTTCTGAAGCAGGGGAAAGACCCTCTTTGCCGGCTGACGATCCTCTGGCCTCATCCCAACAACCCGTCCCACTCCTGTTTGCATGACAACCTAGCGAGGTTAACGATAATCAAACGCACACATTCCTCCCGATTCAGTTCTTCAATGCTGATCGGATCACCTACGTCGCGGATATCGGGAAATTGAATCTGGTGGGCTTGATCTCCGGCCTCTAATGTCTTGGTCTTCAGGAGTTTGTATACGCGCGGGGAGATCGAGTGTGGCATCATCTCATCCCCATCATCAGCATGGCAAAGCCCCAGAAGTTATTTGGAATTTGAAAAGCCCCTCTGGGGTCAAATGCAGTATATCCCCCGGCCCCATTACCTGCTGCGGCTGCGCGCTCTGCCGCTGCTGCCCGCGCTGCCGCTATGTTTGCCTCTCGTTGAGCAAGTCTTCGCCGTACTTCTGCAAGTTGTTCCTCAGTTATCCCGCCGATTTGTGTGCCTGTTCCCCCGGCCCCACCTTCTCCAACCAGTGTCAATGGTGCCACCTCATTTGAGTTGCTTTGATCGCATTTTCGCTATTCGCTCGATGCTGTCGAGGTCTTTTGTGGAAATGAAGTCTCTAAGGTAGAGTTTCTTGGCTTTGCTCAGAATCTCCGCCAGTCTTCGGCGACCTGCGGCCTTGGTCATGCGTCCCATTCAATCACGCCTAGGCCGAAGTAAGGAATTGAAACTTGTAGTTGAGTGCAATCCCGACCTTGGCGAATGAAAAGCCCGGTTGTTGAGTGGCCGGGTCCGTGGCGCTACAAGAACCGATGACGTTACCCAAAGCATCGACAGCAGCGAAGCCTTGATCCTCAATCAGATTGCCGTCAACAGAAGTTCCGTACCATTTTGTGATGGTATCGCCGAATAATGTGTCACCCAACGAATTGCCGGTTTGCAAATCCGTTAGCTCATTTGTTGCCCCCCCAGAAACGGTGACAGTAAAAATCCTTGAGACTCCGCGGGCGGTGTAAACTGCCGCTGCTGCTAATCTCGATGCCGCAGTAGAATTCATGACCCGGACGATATCTCCGGCCTTCAGAGTGTAAGGTTGGCAGAGTGCGGGGCTTCCATCCGTGACGGCCCCTGCCACCGACCACGGAATGATTGCAGCTATGAGCCCCTGAGAAAGTATGAAGCAGTATCCCACACCATTCGGGCAGGACACCAGACCGGATACGACGGTCTTTCCGGGTGCGAAGTCCCCAACGTTGCTGGCAACAGCTGTGTAAACCGTATTCGTAGTCAGAGAGGTTTCTGTTCCCTCTGCGACTTCAAGTTTCAGAGGTATATTCGTTCCGTCGCTGCACTGAAGGCAACCTGTTACAGTGTTAGTGGCCATTTTATATCCTAACTCCTATTCCTAAAGGTGACATTAAATTTCTGTTGACGTTACTGATTGGCTTCCTCAAGAGCTTCTTGGCGAATTTCATGGTCACGCCGATCCCTATCGCACTGACAGCCATCGCCTGATAGTTCGCCATGAAGTTTGCTTGCATGGAATCGAACGACGTTCCGGGGTCGCTGATGATTGATTGTAGTGTCAGGCCACCGTTAGTGGTCGTCATGGCTGTTGACCCTGCGCCCGCGCCATCGAAGCCGAGAACCCCCACTGGTGAATTTCCCATGACGCCGCCGGTGATCAACGAAGCGTACGCGTAGCTCTCCGCGAGATTCATCAAACTGATTGTCTTAGCCCGCCTGCGCCTTATTGCCTTCTTCCTGCGTGCCATAACGCGAGTGAAAGAAAATCTCGCTAATAAATATCACTATGTCTCTTCCATAGCTGCAAACTGTCCATCCGGACCTCTGTTCGTCACAGTTGCGTCGATTGTGTTGAGCTTCTGCTGCGCCATGCCTTGGATTAATGATGCAATAGCTCCTTGGATCGGGTTCGGGGGTTCAAACTCCCCCATCCCGCCTTCCATCAGTCGGTCAATGGTACTCTTGAGAGCCAAAGCAAGACGTTCATCGAGCAATTCTAGCATGTTTGCAAGTTCAATCCTAATCCAGAGGCCAAGAATGACGACAGAAACCAGTGTCAGGGCGCTCAAACAGAGTAAAATAAGCAGTTCAGGGGTTACCATGTCTGTATACCGGGAGTGTACCGCCCATATACCTTCCTTCATCGTCCGATTTCACTCAAAATACTAGAGAATCTTGATAGCCGGTGGCTAAAGTGGGCTAGTCATTGCCGGCGGGAGGGGGTGTGGCGATGGGGCGGGAGCCCCAGAAGCCATGACTTCAACAACCGGCCCTATAATATACTCTAGGCCCCTCCCATCAAGTGGAGGGTCGGGGAACGAGTGCATCCAAACGCTTGACACCGAAATACGAGTTGGTCGTATATCCGTTGATCACGCCGACCCTCCACAGGTGATAAAGATGAAGTGTCCTAAGTGCGGAAAAAAGGCTTTCCCAATATCGGCGGCCTTTTCTTATTGGCGTGGTTGGGAATGTCCAAACGGCCGCCAACGATTCAATTTCATCACCACGAAACTCCCGGGATGTGGGTACATGTGGGAGGACCTAGCATGAAGGCCATAGACGACACCCCACGCAGTTCAAGGACGTTTGAGGTAACTATCCCCTGCCCGCACTGTCGAAGACTCCTAGACGTGTTCCTGAAGGAGGCGATTTGAATGAAGTGCGAGAGTTGTGGAACGTCTGATGAAGTCGTGCCCAGTTGCGGAGCCAAAGAAGACCAATGGCTCTGCATCAACTGTGAGTGCAACCGCCGACTAAGGGAGATGTTCGGATGAAGGCCATAGACGACACTCCACGCAGTTCAAGGACGTTCGAGGTAACTATTCCATGCCCGCACTGTCGCAGGCTCCTAGACGTGTTCCTGAAGGAGGCGTGTTGAATGCACCTAATCTCAGCGACCCTCTCCGATGCGGCATTTGACATACGCTCACGCTGGCCTTCTAGGCAGAAGAGCGCCAACACCAGTGCGGCTATTGTCTTCTACGAAGAGAACGGCCCCAGTAACCTTCAGGGGCTATGGCAGCAGGTAGCCACGAGAGAGAGATACATCAGAGAACTAGAAAGAGATCTCAAGGCATACCGAGCGGAGGCGAGCGAGTGAAGTGCCCTAAGTGCGGTTATGCTGGACGCTATGTCGGAGAAGAGCGCCTACGTTTCATCTGCATCAATAAGAAGTGTGTGAGAGAAGAATGCCCGCCGGGATATAGGTGGGTGGAATCCCGAAAAAAATGTGTCCGGTACTCTTCATCGGGGAATCGTTTTTTCATGGAAGTCATGAAAAGAAGGACCGACGGCCCCAAAACGTAGCCGTTACCCCCCTACTTGGGGCGTCATTGTTGGGATTCTTTCAACGGAATACCCGGAAAATAGTTCCTATGATCGGAATCTGTTGAATGAAGAGGCTTTCCATCGCTTCCCATCGTTCCCGGTCCTCAGGTGTTTCTGATTCAAGAGTCTGTTTCCGTTTTACCATGTACCAAAGAGAAAGATTTTGGAAGAGATTTCCCGGGCCCCCTGTCAAAGCATTGTAGAGAAGGGGATCGCGGCCCTCCATATCTCGATGCGGATAAAAGACAGCATAGAGGATAGGTATTGAAATCAAAAGGGCTTCTGGATTACTCAGCACAGTAGCGATCGGATTCAAAATAGCGCCTACGCCTTGACCTATATTCCTGATAGAATATGCCGTCGCTAAATCCTCAAAGATTTGCCGTTCTTTGTCCTGCATCCGAATGACGAACTCGAC